GTGTGTCCTATGTGTAGATATGATATTAGGAACTATACGCCTAATACCACTAGTGGTAATAGTGCTAGAACTAATAGTGCTAGAACTAATAGTGCTAGAATTAATAGTGCTAGAACTAATGGTGCTAGAACTAATAGTGCTAGAATTAATAATAGTGCTAGAATTAATACCACTAGAAGTAATACCACCAGAAGTAATACCACCAGAAGTAATAATGATACATCTTATGTGAATAATAATTATACGACACTAGATAATCTTGATATAAATAATATTGTCGAACAAATAACAGGCGATATATTAAATAATGTTACTGATATATCTTCAAATAACATATCATTAGAATATTCATTGTATGCACCATATAATATAACTAGCAATTCTAGTTTAAATCCAATATTTAATAGAGCCGTAAATCATAGAACAAGTGTAGACCCGTCATTAAATTTATAATTAAAAAAATATTAATTCATATTAATTTATATTTTTTTTTTATTAATTAATATGAATTCATATTAATTCATATTAATTCATATTAATTCATATTAATTTATATTAATTTATTTTTTTTTATAATAATTTCCTAATCCACAATCATTATTTTTCATATTATTTGTGGCTATTAAATACTTGTCGAATAATATTGTTTTAACTTCCTTATTTCTTACGTCGTCTATTTTTTTTTTATACTTTTCCTCATCTTGATATTCGGTGCGAATAGTATTCATTTTACGCATCCATTGTTTTTGATAATGTTTATCTCTTTGAACTTGTAGTTTTTCTAACACAAGAGCAAATACTTGTTGTATTGGCTTCATCAATTGATTTGTAATATAAAACGAGTAATTTATTTTTAGTTTACTTTCTATGATGTACTCTGGCGTTTCTATTTTCTCTCCTTGAAGGGCCTTCTTATTTGCATTTTCAATATATACAAATGCTACTCTATCTCCTACACTGGGTTTATTACCTGGGTCTCTCTTACCAATTCTATCTGCTAATACTTTGTGCGCTATTTGTTTTGGATTTTTATAACCACTTCGCAATGACTTTGTAATAACAAGCTTATCCATTCCATATTTTTCATCGACTAAGTCTTTCAAACAATCGTTTAAGAAGTCGACTGCCTTTTCTATGTCCTGTTCTTTCATTAATATGTCAATAATTCCTCCATATACATCCTTGACAATCGGTGCATTGTCGCGACGCTTTAATACGATACCCATCGATTTACGCTTACATTTATTTGGATCTTCTTCATACAACATTCCAACATAACGCTTTTTAGACAATAAACAAAATGGTAGAAACGTTTTTTCATATTCTAAATCGTGTGGATTTTTAAGAAACTTACTTGCCAATTCACCGGCTTGTTTTGCAAGCTCAATAGTTATTTCTAATGCTTTCTTATCGATAATTGGTTTATTATTGAGGTCAGACAAATTAAATTTGAAGAATACCGAATCTGTGTCACCATATACATATTCTGCGTTTGTTATCACTGTTCCGTAATTAGTTGTTTCCATTTTTTTATTACAATAGGCTTCTTCAATTACACGTTTTGCATATGTTAATAATTTTCTTCCAGTAGCAGTAGTAGACGCAGCACAGTCTTTTTCATAAAATGAACTGGTTTTTGCACCAGTTTGACCATACAATGAATTTGCTGTTAATTTAATACTTAATTGTCTCTTATCTAGGACGTTTTTCATAAATTCATTTTTTTGTTGTGGAATTAGCTTGCGTGTTGATTTTCTTGCGTGTAGTAGTTCTTCTAAAATCGACGGCATAACTGCTTTGCCTTCTGGAAATTGTGCAAATCTACATGTTTTATATCCAGATTTAACCTTTTCCATTGCTGCTTTTGGATTTCCATTTTTTCTTTGCCATTTAAAAGTATCATAAGTAATGTCCACATACTTATAATTAGGTAAATTATCATATATAAAATTTCCGTCTTTGTCTTTTTCACCTGTATCTTTTATTAATTTCCAATCTAATGTGTATTCTTTTGTCCATACCTTACTGTCGTGTGATATATTTTCACTAATCATAGACGATGGATACAATGAACTATAATCTACACACGCAACCGGTTCATTCAAATATAAATCACATTTTGGTTCTAACACGATTGCTCCTTCGAATCCTTCGTTATCAAATCCCTTTTCAACAACCGGGATTAACGTATTTTTTTCTCGGCATTTCTTAGCAATATAGCTTGTAAGTTTAATACCCTGACCCCTCATTACCAAGAAGTCTAGTGGAACACTACATAGATTTGCCATCTCTACAAAACCAGTAATAACGTCTATTTTTCTCATCAAATGATGAACAAGGTTACAATCCTGAATACAATATTTCGCAATCAATGAGCGTTCCTTTGAACCTTCGTTTGTCATTCTGAAAATATCCTGCGGAGTAACATCATCCTTTGCCAACCCCCATCGCACCTTCTTTGTCATATCTGGTTCTTCATTACCAGATATGTAAAAGGTTCCTTCCTCGTAATTAATATCAAATACTTCGAACTTTTCACCATCTTTGTATTGATCAACGCTGTGTGCTTCTTCTTCAAAACTAATAAATGTATTATTTTCTAATCCTGTTAGATTTTTACTATAAATCTTTGTTTTATTTTCTTCTAATTCTAGTTTTTTTACATAATCGCCTATAAAATAACCAGAAACGTAATCTAATTTATATTTTGTTAGTTGAAATTCACGTCTAAAATAATTATACATATCTACTTGCAATCTGCCATTCATTTTGATATATTTAATATCGTGTTGTCCACTTGCGATATATATAGAATTTTGTTCAATCCCCGTTATCTGTTCCAACTTATTTGTCTTATTATTCATTTGCCATTTTGTTGTTTCGCAATTTTCCTCCTTATTTCTTGATAGTTCTAAGAATTTTTCAACACAATCCAACTCTTGTGCACGCTCATACATAAATATATAGTCAAATCCAAATATATTATACCCAATTACTATATCTGGGTCTTCCTCTTTGATTAATTTTGTCCACGCCAATAATACTTGCTTCTCAGTCTTATAACTTTCAATAACAGAGTTCTTAACCTGTGGTAAATCATCGCATGTATTTTTAACAATACAGTGGTTTAAATATGGACTTTCTTCACCATATTTGACAAAAGTTGTTCCTATAAACGTAACCTCATCACCCTTCAATGAGGGGAACATATTTTCTACTTCGAAAGATTTTGTTATTTTTGCTAGTTTAATATCTCGTTTTATTTTACTATCATTTAACCAGTTAATAATTGTCCCCCTTTTAATATTTGCATCTTTGTTCGATTTAAAGAGATTTTTTATTTTTGGTTCTTCTACAAAATGGATATTTTGTCCCTCGTCACATTCACGTTCTTCATTTTCGTTTTCATCTTCGTCCTCCATGTCACTTATATTTAAATTATCCAAATTTATTTGCACCCAATTCGTAAATATTAATTCTAATTTTTCCTTTGATATTTTTTTCTTAGGATAAACAATATCAATATCATCTTCATTATAACCATTTACATTAAAAGCAGTATATATCATTCTTCGCAACGTATCAACATCATCTTTTTCATAATCCCAATTATCAATAATATTTGTAGCCAGTTTTTTGTAATTCTTTTTAGCTAATGGAAAGTCTCCATGACTACTAGAAGCCTCAATATCAAAACTGGCTATTTTATATGGAACTAATGTTTCCTTATCAGGTAAAGCCTTGATATTTTTATAATTAATAGTATATTCATATTTACACGTCGTTGATTTTTCTGTATGTGATACAGTTTTAGATTTTGGTAATTCAATCCAACCAGATGGGCTTATTTTACGAATATGAAACATGCGCAACATAGGAGGAATGTTTGCCTCGTATATTTGTGTGCACCAATATCCTTCTGATTTTAGTTTACGATTTTTACCAGTTGTATACCATAAATTTTTAGCCTTCTTCATCGCCTTTTCATTATCAAATTGGATTAGTATAAATTTATTTTTAATACCACCGTCGAATCCATATAGTTTCTTCCTCTTTACTATTTTAGAGCTAAATATACTATTTTCATAATATTTACCCATATCACCTCTAAGTGTCGAAATAAATTCTAAACGATTACTATCTGTCCACGAATCGTCTACTTTTACATAGAAGAATGGTGTATAACCGGTTACCATAATAGAGGCGGTCTCTCCTTGTTCGTTAATTCCAAACATCTGTATTAAATACTCATTGTTGTCCTCTTTCTTCTTAAAATTATTGCTACCGTCACTATCGTTATCACTATCTAGTTCTTCTGGTTTGGATTTATCAAAAGGAGTAAATGTTAATAGACGAAATGTATAACTCATTATTAATATTAATAATTAGTTATATATCTAATTCAATTTTAAGAATTATATTTAGTAATATTCTTATCTATATTCTTATCTATATTCTTATCTATATTTAATATATTATGTCTGTTTTAAAACAAAAAAACGCTGTGTATATATTTTATTTGCTTGTTGCAAGTATTGGTTGGGTTACTTCCGCGTATGCTAAACGTATTGTTGGTAAAATATCACCCAATGCGTTAGTTTTATTTGATTTAACTGCCAGTTTTATTTTTATAAATATTTTTATTCTATTCGTAAATAAAAAAGGAGAACAAAACCCATTTAATGAGCTGAGAAAATTAACTAATATAGAGTGGCTTGGATTAGCTGGACTGGGATTATTTGGTACATCTGTTCGTGTTTTTGCATCCTCGTTACTTCAACACCACGCAGTAGAGACTATGCGTCTGTCTAGTTTTATGATTTCATTAGCTGTATCTGGTGGTGCAGTATATTTAATGGGTGAACGCGAATTTACTATATACAGAGCAATCGGCTTCTTGTTTATGGCTACTGGTGGTTACATGTTTATGCCTTAATTATTTCATTTACGCGTTTTGTTTGGTTTGTGCGTTTTACGTGTTTTACGTGTTTTACGTGTTTTGCGCTTAGTTGATTTACGTGATTTTTTCTTCCCCCCACCCGTCATTTTTTTTAATGATTTATTTTTAAAAGTTTTTAAAATAAATTTTTTAAGATCCTTTACATTTCTATTTCCATTATATTCCTTGCCAGCTTTACCATTTTTTTTAACTTCCATTATAGTCGGATAACCAGGTATATTCTTTGCACAATCGCTTTTAATATCACCTAAGGTGTCGGCATGAACCTCAATTATATTTACATTTAATTTAATATTCTTAAACTCGTCTTTTAACGCATCCCATTGAGGAGCCATTTCGCGACAATGCCCACACGATGGGTGATAAAATTTAACAAAAGACGGTTTTTTTTTAATAATTTCATCAAACTTACCTCCATTCTGTAAAATACTAAAGAACTCCATATATAAAATATCTTTATAATTTATATATGTTTGAAAATAATATTTTAAAAAGTTTATTTATTTTCGTGGTATTCAGTTTAGGTTTATATTACGTTGTCAATCAACCTATAATGGAATCTTTTGAAAATAATACTTCTATTAGATGTCCGAATTTATTAATTCAACGTGGTTCAACTCTATATTTAAGTAACAGTAAACTAGCTAATGTCCCTGGTGTCAACCCCATTAAATTTAATAATTTAGATGAATATGTTGAGTTTTCTAAATGGCAACGTAGTCAAGGCATAAGATGTCCTGTGTTATATTTACAAGAAGTATATGACACACAAGGCAAACGCGTATATAAATCTAGACCTAGTCCTGAAAATCCACAGTCAGGGTTACCTGATGCTTTTCCTATTGAAGGTACAAAATTATTAGACGCTGGAAGAGACGATCCACCGTTTAATAAAAATAGTTATCCAGCATATGACCAACAAAGTCAATATATTGGATTGAAAACTCCACTCGATAATATGTATAATTCTAATACCAGAATGATTAATTCCGACTATAATAAGAATTCATATGAAGATGCTGCTCTATATATTCCCGAAAATAATAGCCCCACTATTAATAGTAGTGGTAGAACACACCAAGATTATTTGGATGAAATGGACCCATCTCATAAAGATTATGGAGTTGGAACCAGTTCAAAAGCAATTCAGAGAGCTAAGGATAGAGAAACATAGAGAATTATATGATTAGAAAAAACCCATACTTGATTTTTTTCCTAAATCCATATCCATATCCATATCCATATCCATATCCATATCCATATCTTTATCTAATACAATACTAATTGCTCGTTTTATATATGTAATTCCTGTTTTACCGTAGTAATCCTTGATTCCCTCATATTTCTTTTTATAACTTTCTTTGGTTTCTGCCTTTTCAATTATTTCATCAAAAATCTCCGCGTACACGAACATAGTTAAATTGTATTTCTTAAACTTTGATTCAGCTAATTCTTTATAGGCCTTTTCTTTCCATTCATCCTCCTCTTCATCCCAAAGTTTTTTTACATAATCTATATCGCGTATAAGTACTTTATACACACCAATATACGCACCAATATACATCTTTCCTTGTGTTTTTTCTATTTCTTCATATAAATCTAATAGTTTTTTAAGCTTATCTCTAAAATCATCAGGGTCGAATTCGTCGTTGATTTCCTTTGCTGTCTTTTTTTTATCACTTTCATCATCATCATCACCAAATGAGAATCCTTCACGAATAGTCATAAATCTTAATATATTCGATTGCCAATTTAATGAACGAAATATAATCAATATAGTATAACATGTAATTGTTATTATTAGAATAATAGCTAAATATTTACAAGTATCTATAAAATGTGATGATTTCATTATATAATATTATATGAGAATTAATTATAGTATTATACATCTACCGTTATGGATGGTGTGCTGTTTGGTATCAAAAAATTATAAATATTAGCTATGGTTGGTTTAGAAATCTTGCGTGTTTTATTATTTTGAGTAATTTTTATACTTTCTAATACATTGGGGTTCTGTTCCATTTCAATGATTAAATTATATAAATTTGTATATTTCTCCATTATTGCAATCGATATTGATGAACTTACGTTAGGAATTTGCATTAACATAATTGCGCCTATATTTTCCTTTGTTATATTGTCCTTCTTGACTTTTGATACTACATTCACGTAATCATATTGTGTATTTATTTTTTCTGATGTTGGGTTATTTGCATTATCTTTGTTATAATAAGGTTGCTTCTTCTTTTCTTTTTGTAATTTATTAGCATATGCTAAAATCCATTCGGCAGATTCGGTTGTATCATCTGTTCTATGAATAGAAAATCCTTTGTAATAAGAAATCGATATGAATGATGATAATAGCGATTTACGTTCTAAGCGTGCTTTTTGTGAATTGTAATATCTTAATACACCTTCTACCAAATAATATATGTTATGATTTGGTATTTCTGAACCAGTTAAACGATAACTCTGTTCAATATATCGCCCATCCTTTATACTAGATGCTAGGTCCTTTAAAGTTTTTCGTTCAATTATTACCAATTCAAGACCATCATCATTACATATAATAACGTCGCCTATGGGTAAGTTTTCTAGTACTAATTTAATATTTTCATAACCACCTATTAATTTCAAAAATTCCATATGTAAACTGGTTTCTCTTACATCTATTTTGATAAGCATTTCATATACTTATTATATAAGGTTTATATTGATTTAAATATTTATTTATATATATATAATATAACAATGAATGAAAGCGATACAATTAAATGTATTACTAACGACGATGATGTAATTAAACAAGATGATAATCTTGTTTTTGATCCATACAATCCTAATAATATTGAGATTACATTGAATGATGTTCAATCTATTCTAAATAAATATGGAATAACTGCTAAAATACACAATATAGATTTATACAAACGTGCTTTTATTCACAAATCATACACAAAAAGACCTAATATAGAAAATAAAGAAGCTAATATTAAAATTGTAAATCAACCAAATGATTGCTTAGCGCTAAAAACGAAATCTAATGAACGATTAGAATTTTTAGGAGATGGTGTTTTGGAACTAATAACAAAGTATAATTTATATAGACGATTTCCAAAAGCCGATGAAGGATTTATGACGGAAAAAAAAATTGCATTGGTAAAGAACGAACACATAGGTCGATTAGCGTATGAAATGAAACTACATAAATGGCTAATTATATCAAAACATGCCGAAGAAAAAAAAACTCGAACAAATCTTAAAAAATTAGGTTGTTTATTCGAAGCTTTTTTAGGTGCTTTATTTTTAGATTTTAACAAAATTAATATTAATGATGATAATGGATGGTTTCAAAATATATTTCAAACGGGGCCAGGATTTCAAATGGCACAAATATTCGTAGAAAAGATATATGATAAACATGTTGATTTTGTTCAATTGGTTAAAACTGACGATAACTATAAAAATATATTACAAGTTAAAATTCAAAAGGAATTTAAAATTACTCCTGATTATCTTGAAATTTCACATGATAATGAAAAAGGTTACGAAATGGGAGTATATATTTGTCTTAATGAATCAATACACAACATTGATATTGAGAATGCTGAACATTTTTCTAATTATGGTTCATTTACTAAAATCACCGAAATTAACGATGATAAAACCCCTATTTTTATATTTCTAGATAGTGCAACACATAAAATAAAGAAAAAGGCCGAACAATTAGCTTGTGAAAAAGCACTCAGTATTATTGATAATACATAAAACTTTTATATGTTGTAATTTCATAGATGCAAAATAATATTTTAGAAAAATTAAAAATTAAAAATGCTCCTAAACCAGAAATACCAATTGAATATAACATTCCTAGAACCCAAGAAGATATAAATATTAATACTACTATCGTAGACAAGACAAAAGAGGGAAAATTTAACAGAAATGATTATATTGATATTATAAATAAAAAACGACGTGTTAAAAAAAGAAAATTAACTATTCCAGATGAGAAAGAACAAATGGAAGGTATAGAAGAAAGAAAAGACGGCGATGAGAAAGATGATGATGAAAGAGATGGTGAACGAGATGATGAAAGAAATGGTGATGTGATAGACGATGATTTACCAAGAACTGTTATAATAAAACCAACTAAAATCAAAAAATTAAGTAGAAAAATAGTATTAAAAACTAAAGAGCGGGAAGTTAAACAAACTGTGAGAAAAATACAAAGTCCTATTGGTGTAATACAAACGGGTCCTTTATCTTCTATTCAAATTAAAGACGAAAAACTAGAAAATAGATTAACCAAAAAGGAAAAACCTATTCAAATAAAAGCATCGTCATATTATTTAAATAATAGACAACTTTTTATTAACTATATTTCGGGCATTTTTAACAAATATAAAGAGGAAATAAAACAAAGCAAAGAAAGTGCTACTTGCGAACGAGATGAAAATGCAGATTTCAGTCTAATGTCTCATCAAAAAATTGTAAGAGATTATATTTCTACTTTCACACCATATAGAGGACTACTTTTATATCATGGTTTAGGGTCTGGTAAAACATGTTCGTCCATAGCTATTGCGGAAGGTATGAAAACTAGTAAAAAAATTATTGTAATGACACCTGCTTCATTGAGAATGAATTACATCGAAGAGTTAAAAAAATGCGGCGATGATTTATACAAGAAAAATCAATATTGGGAATTTATATCTATTGATGAAATTAATAAACAGGAGATAGATGCTTTATCTAATGTGTTATCTATTAGTGTTGAATTTATTAATAAACAACAGGGACTATGGTTAGTCAATGTTAAAAAACCTCCTAATTTTAACACACTTAATTCATTTGAAAAAACAACACTTGATCAACAATTAAATGAAATGATTAGATATAAATATACCTTCTACAATTACAATGGTATGAGAATTTCTAAGTTAAATGAGATGACTCGCAATAACACAATTAATCCATTCGATAATTCAGTAGTTATTATTGACGAATCTCATAATTTTATTAGTAGAATTGTAAATAAATTACAAAATAAATCTTCTCTTTCGGTTAAATTATATGAATATTTGATGAATTCGTCTAATTCTAAAATAATTTTATTGTCGGGAACCCCCATTATTAATAAACCCAATGAAATAGCTATTACATATAATATTTTAAGAGGCAAAATTAAAACATGGACATTTAATTTAAAAATCGAAGATAAAAGCAGAATTAATAAAGCATTTTTTGAAAAAATATTTACAAGTAAGACTTTTGGAGGAAATGTTCTTGATTATATGGAATATAAAAGTTCGGGACCATCCTTAATTGTTACTAGAAACCCTTTTGGATTTGTCAATAAATCTCAAAAAGAAGATTATAAAGGTGTTCATATTGGAGATAGAGGCGAATTGTCAGACGACGATTTCATAACACGATTACGTGGATTATTAACAAAAAAAAATATTAAAATTATTGATTTCAAATTAAACACACACAAAGCCTTGCCTGATAAATTAGACGAGTTCAAGGCAAATTTTATTGACGAGGCAAATAATGACGCTAAAAATATTGATTTATTTAAAAAACGTATATTAGGATTAACATCTTATTTTCGTGATATGGAGATGTTAATGCCTAGATATAATAAAAGTAAGAATTTAATTGTAGTTGAAATTCCTATGAGTGATTTCCAATTTAACATTTACGAAGAGGCTCGCGTTCAAGAACGTAAACGCGAATCGCAAAATGCTAAGCGTAATAAAAAGAAAATGGAAGGGGTCTATGAAGAAACGGTATCAACCTATCGTATATTTTCTCGCGCATTCTGTAATTTTGTTTTCCCAAGACCTACTATTATGCGACCATTACCAGGAAACTCAGACGATTTAGAAACTGCTATATTAAATGAAACCAACAACGAAGACGATTTAGATGCTACCAGTAAAGAAGAGAGAATTAATAATGTAGACGGAACATACGAAATAGATGAAATAAATAACATTGATAATATTGATAATAAAAACTATGATGATAGAATCGAAGAGGCGTTAAATAAATTAAATGAAAATAAAGAGGAATATTTATCTTATGAAGGTCTTGAAAAATATAGTCCAAAATTTTTAAATATTATTAAAAATATCGATAACGAAAAACATCGCGGTTGTCATTTGATTTACAGTCAATTTAGAAAATTAGAAGGTATTGGTATATTAAAACTCGCATTAGAAGCAAACGGATATGCACAATTTAAAATTAAAAACGTAGCTAACACGTGGCAATTAGATATGAATCCCGAAGACATTGGAAAGGAGACATTTGCTTTATATACTGGTACTGAAAGTCCCGAAGAAAAGGAGATTATTAGAAATGTATTTAATGGAAATTGGGGTTTCTTACCTGCACAACTATCAAGTGAGTTAAATAAAATGTCTTCTAATAATTTATATGGCAACATAATTAAGGTTTTGATGATTACTGCGGCAGGAGCAGAAGGTATATCACTTAAAAATGTAAGATATGTTCATATTACAGAACCATATTGGCATCCTGTTAGAATACAACAGGTAATCGGTCGTGCTCGTCGTATTTGCAGTCATAATGAATTACCAGAAGAATTACAAGATGTAAATGTTTTTGTATATTTGATGAAATTTACAGAAGAACAAATTAAAAGCGACAAATCAATTGAATTACGTTTAAAAGATAAAGGTAAAATGAATCCTGTGAATATATTAACAAGTGACCAAGCTTTATTTGAAATTTCAAATATGAAATTAGAATTAACTAATAAATTTTTAACTGCAATAAAAGAAGCGTCCATAGATTGTATTATTCACTCGGATGATACTGAAAACTTAAAATGTTTTTCGTTCGGTTCTGTTGATTCTAAACAATTCTCATATTTACCGTCGTTTGGAGACGAAGAAAAAGACACATTAGCCGAGCAAAACAAACAAAAAATAAAATGGAAAGCAATTGAAGTTACTTTAACAAACGGTGTTACTTATGCATACAATAAAAGTAATGGTATATTGTATGATTTAGATAGTTATAATAATGGAAATCCTATTCCGATAGGTTCGTTGAAAATTACGAAAATTGGCAATAAAGAAACGTATGAATTCATACCGTTACAAAATGAATAATTGTTTCATAATTTTATTTTATATTATATAAAATAAAATTATATATAAAATGAGGTCATTGATATATGATTTGTTTCAAAATTTCATACTTGGTGGTTTAATTACAGCAAGTATTAGTTACCTAGGTACTTATTTGAATCCTTTGTTGGGTGCAATATGGTGGTCCTTTCCAATTTCATTAATTCCTACTATATATTTTATGCAACAAAGTGGGAAAAAAAACAGCTACATATCACAATTTGCTTACAGTACTACTTATGCAATTGGTCTCTTGGTTATTAGTTGTTTATTTTTAGGATATTATTTGAAAACAGAAGACGGAATTATGTATCCTATATTAAAAGCAACATTGGTTTGGTTTATATGTAGTATATTATTTTATTATATTGTCAAACACTATAAATTAGAAGAAAAGTTCATGTAATTTAATATTTTTTAATTTTAATGAAAAATATTGAAGAAATCAAATATTTAGAATGTGAAATTAAAGCTCTTATTGAAGGAATAAGGAGAGAAAATGGATATGTTAATTTCAACAGTAAAGAAGAATTCAACAATATGGTATATGTAAATATTTACAAAGAAAATAGTGTTGGTAATGACCTAGCTATAAATTCTTTTAATAATAAAGGATGTGAAGCTTTTTGTAATAATATGAAGATTATTTTAAGTTCAATGAAAAATTATTGGAAAGAAGAATTTCAAGAAGAATTAAGTGATACTATGCTTTCTCCACACGATTTATTAAAAACATATATTTATTGTAAGGCTAAAAGTTTTTATACAAAATTATAAAATTATTTATCTTCTTCTTTATCTTCTTCTTTATCTTCTTCTTTATCTTCTTCTTTATTTAGTAAATCGTATATTTTATTTAATTGTTTCAATATGATATCTTGTTTAATTTCCAATTCGTTTAATTTATTTAATACACTCTCTCTATTATCCTTAGTTATAGTTTTAACATTGTCATTTGATATATCTATATTTTCACCGATTGTTATAAATGTGTTTGTTTTTTGACTATCGAATTTTGTATAGTCCACGTTCAAATCTTGTTCTCTACTTGAAATTACAGAGGATAGCACCGAATCCATATCTTTCATTGGAACTTCGGTTTTATCCATAAAATCGATTTCATCTGGTTTATTAACAGTAATTAAATTATCAAATTCTTGTCTTTTTGAAGTTAAATTATCATTGAATTGTTCCTGTCTTTTTAAAATAATTTCTTCTGATGTTATTGCTTCGCGTGTTGTTGGCTGTGAATTATATACAGTATTAATATTTTCATTTAAAGCGTATATTAATTTTTTATTTTTATCAACTAAATTATCACCTTTACTATCGTTATTTATAGTGGTAACAATACTATCATATTTTATATATATTTCTTGTATTTGTTGTTTTGATAATCTATTAAATGAACCATTATCAACTAATAATTTCCAAATAAACAGTTTATTGTCTACACTATTAATATCGTTCATTATATTTCATATAATTATATTTTTAAATATAATTATATTATTCATCATATTATTCATATTATTCATCATCATATTCATCATATTCATCATATTCATCATATTCATCATATTCATCATATTCATCATATTCATCATATTCATCATATTCATCATATTCATCATATTCATCATATTATTCATCATCATATTCATCATATTCATCATATTCATCATATTCATCATATTCATCATATTCATCATATTCATCATATTCATCATATTCATCATATTCATCATATTATTCATCGTCATATTTATTAAAATATTTATATCGTAATTCCTCCATTTTTTTATCGGGAATACGATGTGTTAGAAAGTATTCGGGTTCTTTATTCTTTTCTAATAATTCTGTAATACAGTATAAACAATATATACCACATTCGGTGTTTTCGCGTTGGTGATTTTTTTTATTTTCTAAATATTCGAATTCTAATTTAATTGATTTTATAGATTCTGCTTGTTTCATAATACGATCTATTAATGCTTTTATTTCTGGTGTTGGTTCATCTCCCGTACTGTTAAAGAACAATATTTTTTGTTTAAAAATATCTATAAATAATGTAAGCCAATGTGAACCACTCATATCGTGTTTATCTAAATTAAAAATAATACCTATTTTTGTTTTA